CGCCGCCCCCTCTACTTAATCCCCCCAGTACCAGAACAAACCGGCCCCGAATAAACCGGGGCCGAATTAAAAGGGCCCGAAATGAATGAATTAACCTCCGAACTGTTCCCCGTCTCGCCCCCTCCCACGGGGGACATCGAAAACGCCGTCAAGGATGCCTTCGCCGACCTCGACGCCAAGGGCGTGCTAGGTCCTATCGAGCGTGCCAAGAGGGCGGCGCTCGTCAAAGCGGCCGCCGCCCTGGACCGAAGCCTGAACGGTGGCACTCCGAGCGTCGCCACGTCCAACGTGCTGAAAAACGTGCTTGAATCCCTCGACTCGCTACCGCGTCCCGCCGAAGGCACCGACCGAGAAATGGACGCCCTCGACGCCGCCCTGGCCGAACTCACCCGCGACGCACTCACGGCATCATGAACGGCGCGCCGAAGTACGGGACCAAACGCAACCCGAACAATCCGACCTTCGGGGCGCGCATCGCCGCCGTCGCCGCCTACCTCGGTGGCACGCTCATGCCCTGGCAGAGACAAGTCGCCGACGTGGCATTGGAACTCGACCCCGATAACCCCGGCGCATGGCGCTACCCCGTCGTCGTCGTCACCGTCCCACGACAGGCCGGTAAGTCCTTCCTACTGCGCGCCGTCATGGCCGACCGACTCCTGGCATACAACAACCACGAAATACTAATGACTGCCCAGACCGGCAAAGACGCGCGCAAGAGGTGGAAACAGCTAAACGGCGCGCTAGGTGCAGAAAAAAAACCCGGCTACTTCCGCGTCTACGCATCCCAGGGCTCCGAGCGCACCGAGTACCTGAAACGCGGTAGTTTCATCAGCCCGTTTGCGCCGACCCCGAAATCCATTCACGGCGATTCACTCCACCTGGTTACCGTTGACGAGGCATGGGCGTTTGACGCTGAATCCGGCTTGGCACTCGAAACGGCTATCAATCCGACCCAGCTCACGATCAAAGACTCCCAACTCTGGATTGTCAGCACAAAGGGGACGGATCGGTCCGCGTACCTGAACGAGCTGATTAGGCAGGGCCGCCAAGAGGTCAATAACCCCAACTCGCGTATGTGCTATTTCGAGTGGTCCGCCGACGAGGCCGCCGCCGAAAAAGACCCCTACAGTGACGAGACGCTGAGTTTCCACCCAGCTCTAGGGCACACCCAGACGGCCGATAAAATCCGCGCACTCAAGGGCGACAGCCTCGCGGCGTGGCGTCGGTCCATCCTGAACCTGGAGACCGCCACCGACGAAACCATCGTTGATATGACGATGTGGACCGACCTCCAGGACCTCGACGTCATCGCGGCCGCCCCTGACCCCTCCCGCGTCTGCCTCGGTGTAGACCTCGCTACCGACCGTTCCGGCGCGTCCATCGCCGCCGCCTGGCTAGACGACGATGGCGACGTGTGCCTGTCCATCGTCGCATCGGGCCCCGGTACTGACTGGGTACCGCGCGCCCTTGCCGACCTCCAGGCCGCCGGTTACCAGTGGATAGGATGCGACCCCGCCGGTCCGACTCGCACCCTGGCCGCCGACCTCGAAAACGACGGGCTACCCATCTCCACGTTGAACACCACCGAGTATGCAACCGCGTGTCAGCTGTTCCTAGACCGCGTGAAAGAGGGCCGCCTCGTCCACGACGGTAACCAGGAACTAACCGACGCGCTCGCCGCCGTCGTCCTGCGCCGCCTGTCCGCCGTCGCCGCTTTTGACGCCACGCGGTCGCCCCGGCCTATCGACGCGCTCCGAGCCGCCGCCGCCGCCGTATGGGCGGCTTGCCAACCTCGCCCCGGTATCCAGATCTACTGAAAGAGGCCCCGCCCGTGTTTACCCATGTTGACGCCTCGTCTTGCTCATTCCTCCCGCTCTGTGAGTGTGGCTGGCGCGGGTCGCCCGCCTCGTCCCACGAGCGCGCACTCGGTGAAATCGCCGACCACGAGCGACGTTGTCACCCGGGGCATAACCACGCGCGCCGCGCCCTTCGTTCCTACCAGTGGCGACACTCACAGCCGTGAGCGAATCAGGTACGGCGCAAGCTATCGGCATGGCATCCCTCGCGTCACTGTTTGGCTTTCACCGCGACGAGGCGGGCGCGCCGGTCCTTCCCG